CTCGGCAGATGTTGCCTCGGCTCTAAGCATGGCAGGCGTTCTTGATTACGCTCCTGCTCTCTCAACCAACCTCAATGTTGACGATACAGGCAACACCTTCGCTGGTGTTCTCAACGGTCGTCTCCGCGTCTACATCGACCCATACGCTTCACAGACAGCAACTCACGAGTTCTTCTGCGTAGGCTATAAGGGTTCGAGTCCATACGATGCTGGTCTCTTCTACTGCCCATATGTTCCGCTACAAATGGTTCGTGCAGTTGGTGAGAACTCGTTCCAGCCAAAGATCGGATTCAAGACTCGTTACGGTCTAATCCACAATCCATTCGTATTGAACTCAAGTGGTCAGGTAACAAGCGATCTCGATGCTACAGTTCGTCGCAACATGTATTATCGTATCGTCAAGGTCACAAACCTCTTCTGATTCTTAATTCAGAAGTCTCTCTACTCGGACAGCCCCCTCGAAAGAGGGGGTTGTTCTTTTTATACAGTTTTACTTTTTCCTAAATACGATTATAGTAAGTTGAATTGTTACAACTACTTTTATAAAGAGGGGTAAAATGCCTAACAATCCATTAAATGCACCGAAACTTAGCGGCGTAGAATTTAATTTTTCTTCATATGCAAACCAATTCTGGTGGGTTGGTGGCTTGGGAACAAGTGTAACATCTGGATCTAGTAAAGATTCTTACGACTGGAATCATCCAAGCAACTGGAAAACTTGGAACGCATTAAATGGTGGTGAATGGGTAACTTCTTCAAGAGTTCCTGGTGCTATTAATGGGACTAACGATATAGTTTTTGTTGGTGGTTTGTCTTTCGGCCCAACAGCAAATGCTCCTCTATTATACGGAGGATTTTCTGGCAGCAGCACAACTGGAGGTTATGCAAATTCAACTGGCTTAACCTTTGATGCAGGAACAACTACAAACAATACGCTATTAGAACTGAATATTAAATGGGAATACGGATATGAACAAAAGTATCCGTTTAATGTTGTTGGTGGTGGTCTTAACTCATTATATTCTATGGGTGTAACCTCTAGTTCAATTACTGGTGCTAGTGCAGCATATGGTGTTACTTTTGGTAACTATTCGACCAATCCACATTATCAATCATTGAAGGTTAAGTCACGAGTATTTAAAGAAGAATCTTCAAGAGCAAACAATAAAACAATATTTTTGAATTCTGTAAAGGCTGTAGACGGTCTTGGAAATCCTGTTGGACTGTTTATCAAAGGTTCTTCTTCAACTGGCAATTCATGGAATGGCGGGTCAACAACCAGATCGAAAATTTTCCTAACAGGATTTTTAAATCAATTCATAAATGAATCTAGACCAAGTGATTCTTTCGTTCGAAATGTTGTTGATGCTTCTAGAATACGCCAAGATTACAATGATACATCGTTATCTTACGGTCTTTATGGCTATCCTGAAGTAAATCTTGGTTGGAATGGTGTTGGATGCACGGTAGGCTCGTATTTGGGTAACAATCTTACAAACCTTGTTGTAGACAACAATTCTACTGTAGGTAAAATTAATATTAATACCGTGTATGTTCATAAACCAACAACATCAAATGTCGGATTAGAGAATTATCCTATAAGTATTTTAGGAGAAGTTTCAGATAAATCTCTTGCTGCTTTGGGTTATAGTTTAACTGGTGGCCCAACAGGTGCAGAATACGGTAAAGTTACCATAAACACTCTTCCTCAGATTTTGTCCAACACTTTGGGTGTAACTAGCGATTCGCTAAATGTGAGCATAGGAAACTTTTTGAACATATCTGGATTAACTGCCTTTGGATATACCGGTTCTTCAAGAATTTCTAGACTAGAAATTGTAAATCAATATCCAAACGCAACAACGACTCCAACAAACATTTTATTCATGGGAAGTGCTGTTGTCGCTGATGCTAAAGTTATAAAAACAAAAATTAGTGCTTGGAAAGAAGCCCAAATCAGTTCTATAGATATTGGCACATTAAGAATGAACAATAATTCAGAATTGCTGTTGAATGAAGCCCCCAATATAAATTCTTGGTCTTTTGGACTGTTGCCCGCAATTGGAGCAACAACTCAAATACTAGGAGGTATTTACGGTGATGATACCAGCACAATAAGAATGAGTGAAGGGGTTGCCATGTTCAACAAGAACATTAACACTGCGGTATCGACAGAGAACTTTATTGTAGACACTCTAAACAACATAATTTCTAATTCAAATAGGTTTGTAACAAGACCTGATGATGTTGCAGAATTGCCTCTACCCTGATTTATATGGGTAATTTAAATCAAGAAAAGGCGGCTCTTAAGAGCCGTTTTTTCATTTCTAAATACTAGTATGGCAATAAACGATTACGGAATACCTGAATATTTTGCGGTTGGTGGTGTTAAGTCAACACCTTCTAACACAAATTTAGCGTTTACCACAAACTATGCATTCTTTCTTCCTAAAGTTCCAAATGCTGTATACTTTTGCACAAATGTGTCTATACCCGGATTTACTTGTAATGAGTTAGTATACAAAAGAGGTCGAGGAATTCCTCTAAAAGTTCCAGGCAGTGAAATCACACACGGAGAAATAACCTTCACATATCTTGTAGACGAGCGTTTAAAAAACTATACAGAATTACAAGAATGGTTTAGAAGAATGAGTTCTTTCAATGATAAAGATGCATATTTAGAATTCAAAGATTGGATGAGTGAAGAAGGACAATTATTGGTTTTGTCTGCAAAAAAGAAACCCAAATTCAAAATAACATTCAGAGGATTATTTCCTAGTCGTCTTTCTGGTATGACTTTAAATAGCGCAGATACCGAAGCAACCAATATGACTGCTAATGTATCTTTATCATTCACTTACTATAATATGGAGTTCTTCGATGAGTGAACCAAGTTACGGAATACCTAATAGACCTTTGGGTGGAGTAAACAGACCATCAGATAATACAAATCTGTCTATTCCACAAAACTTTCAGTTTTCTATAAAAAAATTGCCAACCTTTTCTTATTTTGTTCAAACCGTGGCACTATCTGAATCTGGATCTGACGCTATGGATGTTCCTTTTACTTTAGGCCCAAGCCTAAAATTGCCTGCATCTGCTGCTAGAATCTCTAGTTTTACAGTGACATTTTTGGTAAACGAAGATGTAAAAAATTATTATGAAATTGTAAGATGGATGCGCGAAGGAACTGCGTATAAAGATTTTACCGAAGTTAAACCTATTAAAGATGTGTGGGAAGAAGCGTTTTTGATCTACTTTACCAACAAAAAAGTTCCGTATCGTAGAATAACCTTACAAGGAATATTTCCTACAGAACTTTCGGGGCTTGATTTTAATTATTCAGATACAGAAAATAAACCAGTAATAGCCACCGTCAAGTTTGTGGTAAACGATTTCTTTGTAGAAGAATTATAATTGACTTTTTGTGAATTTGTGATATTATTTCATTATGAATCTAGACAAAATTCGTGAAATGGTAGATAAAGATATCGGCATTGACAAAACCGAACTTGGCGACGAGTCGGCTCGTATCCCACAATTACACAACAAATATCTAAACCTTTTTCACGATGAACGCCTTATTCTCAACAGAATGAGAGCAAATTACAATGTATTAAAAAAGAATAAGTGGGAATGGATGACGGGCAAAATGAGTCAAGAACAACTGACTCAAATGGGATGGGAACCATTTCAGACCAGGATTATGCGTCAAGATCTTCAGTTGTATATGGATGCCGATCCTCAACTTAATGAGGCTGAAAGCAAACTAGTCTTACAGCAAGAAAAAGTAGAATACCTAGAGTCTGTTCTTAAAGGTATAAATCAGAGACATTGGGTTATTCGTAATGCGATTGAGTGGCGTAAGTTCACGCAAGGTGTTGTATAAGCCTCTACAGACACCCCTAAATACAGGGGACATGTCTGTGATATCTGCAACATGCTTTAATACTGTTCACGCTCGCATTATGTGCGAGGCTGGTATCGCTAAAGAAATACAGGAATACTTCACCTTTGAAGTTCCTAACGCAAAATTTACTCCCGCATATAAAAATAAATATTGGGACGGAAAGATTCGGTTATTCTCTCCTTTCAATGGGCTGTTATACATTGGTTTGCTCGACTATCTAGCCGAGTTTGCCAAAGAGCGTAATTATACACTACAACTTGATCGGGAGTTTACGCAAAAGCCACCACAGGTAACTCCCGAGCAAATTGCTGAGTTTCTTGCAGAATTAAAACTAAACGCTCACGGTAAAACTATCACCCCACATCCACATCAGTTGGATGCTATCA